ATGGCTGATGTTGATTTAGGAGCATTAAAGTTTAAGATCGGTCTAGATGATTCCGGTCTTGACAAACAGATAAAGGATATACAGAAGAAGTTGCAGGACACTTTTAACCAGGAGATGTCCTTCAAGCCTATGTTGACCGATATAGGCAAAATGAATGACGAACTTAGCGAGGTTGTAGATAAGATAAACAAAGCGAATGAAAACGCGTCCAAGGTAGGGAAAGGGAAATCGAACAAGAAAATGGATATACTTGTTCAGATGGAAGGGTTGTCAAACAAGATTGTCGAAGCGACAAGAGAGTATGACAAACTGGAAAAGACTTACCGTAACTTAGGCAATGCAGGTGGGGATAAGGGGATGGCTACAAGAAAAGCCAATCTTGAAAGTCAGAAGAAAGCGATAGACGATCTTGTCGCTGAATTGAACAGATTGAAAACCGCATATTCCCTTACTGCTAACAGTGCGCCTAAATTGTCCATTTCCGATGAAAGAGAACTTAATCTTCTACGCCAGCAATACGAGATGGAGATTGCACGGACAAAAGAGATGGATAAACAAGCATCAAAGCAGGAACAGGCGAGTAAGAAGATGCAGCAGACCAATCAGAAGTATCTACAATACCTTTCTGGTCAGTCTGGACTTGCCCTTGGTATGCCGGAGGGAAGTGCTGAGGACTTGAACAAGAAAATTGCTGCCATACAAAAACGCCTTGAACTATTGAATAAATTTAAGGTTGATATTCCTTTAAACAGCAATCAGATAACAAAGGCTGACGCTCTTATTCAGAAATTGCAAGGCAGATTGGAGAAGTTGCAATCATCTTTAAGAAAAACATCAACGAATGAATTGTTGAGCATCAATCCTACGTCTATCAATCAGGCTAACAATCTTATTTCTGAATTAACGAACAGACGTAATGCGCTTAATACGACTGACGCAAACTATAACCGTACCCTTACTCTTCTAAACAGGAAGATACAGGAGCATAACAAGTTTGTAAACGAAGCCACATCCTATGGAACAAAGATGCAGCAGACCAATCAGAAAAATGCTGCAAGTTCAAAGGAGTTTTCCGAGGAACTAACAAAGCAGAGCAGAATGATGCGTGAGTTTGTTAATACGATAAAGACTTATGCCGGGTTCTACTTTTTCAGAGATATGTTTCAGGAACTTGTTGCCATTCGTGGAGAGTTCGAGTTACAACAGGTGTCATTGCGTGCCATCATACAGGATGCAAGACAGGCTGACCAGATATTCAGTCAGATTAAGGGTCTTGCTGTAATATCTCCTTTCCAGTTTAGCGATTTGGTTGGATATACCAAACAGCTTGCTGCATTCCAGATACCTGTCAACGAATTGTACGGTACAATGAAAAGTCTTGCGGACGTTTCCGCAGGTCTTGGCATTGATATGGGGCGTATAATTCTTGCCTATGGTCAGATAAGAAGCGCAGGTGTGTTAAGGGGACAGGAATTACGCCAGTTGACAGAAGCCGGTATTCCTGCATTGGACGCATTGAGAAAAAAACTGGAAGAAGTAAAAGGTGTGGCTCAAACTACTGATGATGTGTTCAACGCCATATCAACACGTCAGATTCCTTTCGAGTATATTCGGGAGATGTTTACCACAATGACGGAAGATGGTGGTATGTTCTACAAAATGCAGGAAATACAAGCCGCATCCTTGAAAGGTATGGTAAGCAACCTTGCCGATTCATACAAGATTATGATGAATGACATAGGCGAGGCGAATGATTCCGTTCTGAAAGGAATTGTGGAAAGCATAACCGATGCAATGAACAACTGGAGATACTTCTCTAAGGCAATAGAGGGCGTTGCTGTAGGATATGCTGCGTTGAAAGGATTACAGCTAGCTAGAACAGCCATGCTAGGGAAAGAAGTTGTCGCAACAACTAATGCAATTAAGGCTGAGAAATTACGGGAAGCACAGTTGCTTAAACAGGCTGCGATGTACAGAACGCTCACTACTGCCGAGAGATGGAAGATAGCGACAGCATCCAAGCTGTCTGCCGTAGAGATAGCTGCTGCCGTTAATTCGGGAAAGATGTCAGCAGAGATGGCAAAACGTATTCTTGCCACGAATATGCTGACACAGGCTGAACGGCATCTTCTTGTCACCGAACTTAAACTGACAGGTGCGGAAGCTGCAAGAATGTTGTCTATGACAAAAACGACAATGTTGATGAACAGATTCAAACTGGCAACATTCGGTTTGACAAATTCATTGAAAACATTGTGGCTTACGATAAAGGCTAATCCGCTCATGACGATACTTACTGTTGCAGGACTTGTAGCGGAAGCGTTTCATATTATGTCTGCACGTTCGGAAGAGTTCAATCAGAAGATAAAGGATAGTGCAAAGTCTTTCCGTAAATCATACAGTGATTTGCAAAAAGACCTTGACAAGATAAACTTCGATAAACTCACCCCGGAAAACCTTGAACAGCTTGACACGAAACAGTTGCAGACGTATGAAGAAACACTGACTGGAATATTGTCTAAATATGGCAATATGGGGCAATATATAGTACAAAACAGTAAGAAAATAGATGATCAGAGATCTCGTGTGGAATATCTGCAAAAGTCAGCATCGGAACTAGAGCAGGTTTATAAACGTGCTGCTGAAAATGCGGATATAATGTTCAAGGCGGATAAGGCAACATCTACGGGCGTATTTGGCGATTCATTCTCTGATATGCTTAAAGATTACGAGAAATCGTCTGTAAAACTCACTTCGGCAAGTAAGGATATAGAAGAGTTTCGTGGTCAGATAGTACAGGCATCCAAGGAAATTATAAACATGGGTAAGGGTACTAAGGAATGGAGAAACGAACTTACCGAACTGATAAACAAAGGGGCTTCGGCGGCTACTATTGTAGAGAAGATACGTTCTTTGGCTGAAACGTCAGGAGATGCACGGACATTTGAAATATTCAAGAACAAAACCCATTTTGACAGTGAGGAATTGTTGAAGGAATATGAGAAATTGAAGATGGGTATAATGGGTGAAACTGAAGAGCTTGAAAAATCATTTAATGTTTTTGCAAACAGCCTTGATAAAGAATTGAAAAAAGTATTCGCTGGTATTGACCCAAATAAATTAAATGATGCTCAGAAGGACTTTATAAGGATTCAGTCTGAAAATTTTGCCACGACTAGCGAACTTGGAGAAAATGCTAAAAAATTGTTTAATGAATTTATTGACAAAAAATATGCTGTTAAAATAGAACTTGACGATAAGGAAGCACAAGAAGGTTTGACAGGATGGAAAAAATCTCTTGATGATATTACAGGGCATAAATGGACTATTGCTATAAAGGCTGCCGATGTGAAATCTATGGAGGATTACTTTAAATCGGTAAAACAGGAATATAAGGACGCCAAAAGTTCAATAGAAAATTTACAGCGTACCATTGATATGTATGTTAAACAAGGAAAGGTCAAGAAACTTGGCGATGAGTATCAAATTACAGGAATTGTAAGCCCTTATGAAGCCGAGCAAGTACAAAAGACGGTATATGAGATTAACGCTGCCAACGAAGCGATGTCAAAGGCTACGGGAACAGCAAAACAATTCAACCTTGAACTGGAAAAGCAGAAGAAGGAAGGACGAGAAAGAGATCCTCTTGCTGACCTTTGGAAAAACAGGTTGTCATTGCTTGAATCCGCCTATTCCAAGTTCAAGGATTTGAGCATTAACATAGGTAAGGAAGAAGCCAAAAAGCAGATTGAAGCCATATACGGTTCACAGGCGTTAAAACTTGGCGTGGATATTGTATATGACAAACAGGCTATTGTTGACAATTACAACAAGGCTGCAAAGGAATTGGAAACACGTGTTCCACAGGATGCGGTCAAGAACGCAAGGAAAGCTGCCGAATTGTCCTCTGAAATTTATGTTGAAGCAGCCAAGAAGGTGATGAAAAGAATTACGGATGAGTTTGACAGATACAGGAACAAGTATGACTTTTACAGTGACATACTTGGAATAACGGGTGATTCCGAACTTGCCTTAGACCTTGCCGTTCAGTTCAGTGGTGACACATCTACTATGGCTGAAAGTTTTGCGGCAGGCATATACAACAATCTGCAATCCGCATTGGCAGGAATGAATCTTGACCTTGGCGTTTCTGTCGTGCCCGACACGTCTTCATTCACCTCAATGAACCAGTATATCAATCAGGTACAGGAGGTTATTAAGGGGAATAAGAATATAGGTGATGAACAGAAACAAGTTATCCAAGGTATGATTGACGCATGGAAAGGCTATTTCGGTGAGATGGCTAGACAATATGCTAATGATTTGGCTGAATATGGAGATTATTATACCCAGGTGGATATTATCAGAGAAAAGTACCGTAAAAAGATCGCAACCGCAGAAGGAATGGGTAATACATCCTTGACTTCCGCATTGCAGAAAAGCGAAGAGATGGACTTGTTTAAGTTGACTACCGACTATCAAAACTTCTTCGGTGCGGTGGAAGCAATGTCTATGGAAGCTGCAAATACTGTAGCTAACAAGACAAGGGAAATGCTTAATAGTGCATTCAGATCGGGTGCTATCAGTGCAAGAGAGTACATGAAAGAACTTGAACGCGTGGACAAGCAGATAGAGAAGATGATGAAGAACAATCAGTCTGACTTGCAAACATACATGAAAGATGGTATTGAAGGTCTGTACAACAAGAGATATGATGCTGGAAAGTCAAAGATGATGGCAGGTATGAATGATATGCAACAGGCTATGGCCGACATCAAAAATGCTTCCAAGGCATATGAGGACGCAATGAAGAATGGTGATGAAGAAGCCGCCAATGCCGCTTTGAGTGCCAAGTCGGAAGCCGAATCAAGATATAAGAGCGGACAGGAAGCTGTCAAGACTGGTAAAGGAATGATGGCTGCCGCACAGAACGCTTTGCAGACGGTAAATCTTATCGACTTTATCATAACCAACATACACAATGCCATAAAAGCCATGCAGCAGATAATAGCATCCGTGTCCAACCTCATGGATTCTATGGGTAAGGATACCGAGAGCGGATTTATGCGAGAAATGAACCAGTTCTCGGAAGTTATGGGAGTTATGAATGAAGGCGTGAAGAAATCATGGGATTCATTCAAAAGCGGTGATTTTGCAGGTGCGATAGGCTCGGTAATATCCATGCCTCTTGATGTTATCGCTACATTTAACAGACAGCATGACAAAAGGCTCCAAAAGCATATAGAAAATCTTGAATTTGAATCAAAGAAGTTGACCAATATATATAGTATGCTTGAAAAGGAATTTGAGCACATTATAGACCCGGCAAGACTTGATGAGGTGACATCCCAACAGGTTTCCAACTTAAAAGAACAGTTGCAGATTCAAAAGGATATTCTTGCTGCCGAAGAAGATAAGAAAAAGTCCGACAGGGAAAAGGTAGAAGGATACAAACAGACCATAAAAGAATTAGAGTACGAGATAAGATATTATACAGAAACACTTGCCAGTAAGTTGTATAGTATTGACTTGAAAGACTGGGCTAGTCAGATAGGTGATGCTCTTGTTGAAGCATGGCTGAAAGGCGAGGATGCTGCAAAGGCTTATAAGGACACTGTGGCAGACGTTATGAGAGATGTTGTTAAGAGTTGGGTACAGCAACAATACATAGAAAAGGCAATGCAACAGGTACAGACCACATTGTTCGGAGCAGACGGCAAAGGTGGTATGTTTGCGGATAACAAGATGGATAAGGATGAACTTATAATACTAGGAAATATAATGGGTTCATTGGAATCAGCCTTTGCGGAAGCCGGAGGTGTAGTCAATGAGATAAACAACGCCCTTGGTGGTATGCTTACTGAAACGGAGGAAAATGCGGAAGGTCTGTCCAATGCCATTGCAGGAGTTGACGAGAATACATTTAATCAAGCGTTGGGGTATCTTAACGGGATGAGATATGAAATGATTGTCCAAAGCAATCTTCTCCGTCAGTTGGTTTCTCTTAATGGTGGCGATAGTGGAACAGGCGGAATAAACATGACAGCCATACAACAGTCACAGTTGGAGGTTCTCACCCAGCAGCTTGCCGCAACTATGGCGATAAAGACAGCACTTCTGAGTGTCGTTTCCATTGCCCCAAGGTCAGGCGGAAATGCGATAAAAGTTATAATTGACTAA